TACGAGAATACCCAGAAATTTTTTTAATAGTGAAAGGTCAAGATGTCTGATTGGGAAAAAGATGTAGCAGAATTAAAAACTGATGTGCGTTACATAAGAGAAGATATTACTATTATGCAAAAACAAATAAGAGATTTAAACCAAACCTCAAACATGGGGATTGGAGGCTTAAAAGTAGCTTTATTTATAGGGGGAATATTATCAGCAATTTGGGTTTTTGTTAAACTCATGAAATAACTCTAATAAAGGAACTCCATGAATACAAAATCTATTATGATTTTGTCTGATACGCATTTTCCATATTCCAAGAAAGAATTTTTTAAATGGATTAAAAAGCTAAAAGATAAAATCAAACCTACTTTAGTGATCCACATTGGAGATCTAATAGATGCAAATTCAATTTCACAGCATATTCACAGTCCTGAACTGCACAATATTAAGTATGAACTTGAACTTGCAAAAAAGAATATAAAACAATTAAGAAAGATATTTCCATGTGAAATGAAAATCATGTGGGGTAATCACGATATTAGAATACAAAAACTAGCTGAGAAATCAGCTATTCCTAATTCCTTTCTTAAAGATATTAATGAAATACTAGACATAGATCCTAAATGGAAATGGACTTGGCATAATAAGTTAATTGTAGATTTGCCAAATAAAACAAAAGTGTTTTTTACCCATCATTTTAAATCTAATGTTTTATCTAGTTCTAAAGAATTAGGAATGAGTTTGGTGGTTGGACATCAACATACGAAAAGTTCTGCTGAAATGTGGAGTAGTCCCACAGCTTTAAATTTTGCTATGTGTGTTGGTTGTTCTATTGATCCCAAACATGAAGCCTTTAAGTATGGTAAAAACTTTATTAAAAGGCCCATCATATCAGTAGGTAGCATTGTTAATTCACAACCACAAATTCATAGTATGCCTATGGTAGATTCTAATTGGACTGGTGATATATGAAAACAAGTGATCCCTTAGTTCAAGGTGTAATTGATCGTATCGCAAAACGATCAGAAGAAGGAATTAAAAAGTTTGGTAATACAATGGAAACTTCCACAAAACCTACTGTTGCGTGGATAAGCGACATTCAAGAGGAATTAGCTGATGCAATCATTTATTTGGAAAAATTAAAAAAGATATGTACGAAGAACTTAAAGAACGAATAAAGGAGCATGAAGGTTTTAAACTAGAACCTTATCAACTTTCTTATAAAACGAAAGATGGTAAGAAAGTAAAAGAAGATTTTTGGACAGGTGGCTATGGCCATAAGTTAAGTAAAGATGAAGAAGTACCAACCACTAAAGAGGGTTGGGATCTTTTGTTTGAAAAAGATTTTGAACAGGCTTTAAATCAAGCCAACCATTTTATTGAAAAAGATAAAGTAAAGTTTGAGGCTTTTACCATAGTGATAGAAATGGCCTATCAAATGGGAAGTAGCTTACAGAACTTTAAAAAAATGCAAAAGGCATTGGAAGAAAACAACTATCTTTTAGCTTCGGAAGAAATGATGCAGAGCAGATGGGCCAATCAAACTCCAAGCAGAGCATCTTGGTTAAGTTTATTAATGAGGGATTTATAATATGTTAGGTAAATTATTAGGTGGAGATATTGTAAAAAATGTTGGTGGAATAATTGACTCTTTACATACATCACAAGAAGAAAAAGATAATGCTAAAATTAAACTTAAAGAAATTGAAGCACAAATAAACAAAGCACAATCAGACATTAACCTTGCTGATGCTCAAAGCAAAGCAGGAGGTATTTCTGGTATGTTACAAAGATCTTGGAGGCCTTTAATTGGTATGTCATGTGCTTTAGCGATATTTTGGGAATATGTTTTTAAACAATTTTTAATGTTCTTTATTGCAACATTTAATGTTCAAACAGCACCATTACCAGAATTAGACATGGGTACTTTAATGCCTCTTGTCATGGCACTTTTAGGAATGGGTGCTTTAAGATCTTACGAAAAGAAAAATCAATTAACAAAGTAGAGGAGTAAAAAATGGAAACAATTAAATCATGGTTTTTAAGTCTAGGAAAACGAAAAAAAACATTAGTAGTTTTTGTAGGCGTAATCGTATTATTAGTTATTCTTTCTAAAATAGGAATAATCTAATGACAGCAGATATGGACGAGCTAAAAAAACAAATTAAAGAATTAAAAAAGACTAATTCATATCTGCTAGACCGATTAGACAAGGCGTATAATGATAAGATGATGTTACGCAAAGAAAGTATGAAATCAAAAGAAACAGTTAAAACAGTTAAAGATGCTGTAAAGGAAGGTGCTAATGCCAGTCTATAAAGGAAAACATTATAAATATACTAAAGAAGGTTACAAGCAATTAGCTAAAGATAAAGCTAAAGATAAAAAGAAAAAGAAAAAAAAGAAAAAGTGAAAGCTGTTTGTGTAACTTGGCTAGATACCAATGAAAATTCTGTTGGTGGTTGGATTACTAAAGATGAGTTAGATAAATCACAGCTTTGTAGTGTTGATTCACTTGGTTGGCTCTATAAAGAAACAGATGAGTTTATTGTAATACTAGCTGATAAAGACACAGATAAATCAGATGATACTTATGGGCGATCTCAAGTTATTCCTAAAGCTGTAATTAAGAAGATTCAGGAGTTACAGGAAATACAATAGGGTTATCGCCCTGCTTATCTACTTCTCTAGGAGCATATTCTTCTTCAAACTCCTTAACTCTAATAGTGTATTTTTCTATTAAAATATCAATAGCCTTAATCATCATAGGACAATGCTTATATTGTTTTACCTCATTTAATTCTTCAATAAATTTTAAATATTCCATCATAATTAGTGTTGGTTTTTTTATTTTTTGTGTTGGGAATATGTTGTGAAACTATGTCTTTTACTTTCCATACCCCCTACACAATTTCCTAGTTTTTCTTGTTTTATTCCTTTCTTTCTGTATATTAGCAGAATGACACCTAGTCTACAAGTCATAATTATTCCCAGTTTTTAGCCATTTTAAAAAAAAGTGTTAGGAAAGTGTTACTCTGGTAGTGCATTAATTAGATCCTTTCTTTTATTATCTGTTGTTCCTGCATAGCCAAGAGCAACTTTAGAACTTTTCCACCCAATAACTCTCATTAATTCTTGCGTAGATGCTCCATTATCACTTAACCAAGTAGCTAATGTATGCCTACAATCATGTCTTGTTTTAAAAGGCACTCCTGCCATTTGTAACATACAATCCCACCTATGAGGAATACCCCTACGATTATTTTGATCCTCATGTTGATCTTTCCATTCAAACAAATAATCCTCTCTGTGATTAATTTTACGCAACATTTCTAATAATTTTTTATGTATCGGCACATTCAAACGCCAGTCTTGAGTTTTCGCACACCAAATGTTTAACTCTTGGTTGTCTAAATCAATCAAGGGCCTATTATTAACTTCACATTTATTATTCCAATTCATACGCAACGCCTCACTAATTCGGCAACCAGTATAGATAAGGAATACCAATAACAGTTTTATCTGTTTATCATTGGTAACTGCTAGGCAACGATTGACTTCATCAATGGTAAAGGTTCTTTTATTTTTAACTCTAGCATTAAGAACTTCAAAATGTTCTATTGTTGGATCAAGACACCAACCATTCTTTGCTCCATAATGTAAAACTTTAGATACTATACAAACATAACTTGTATTAGCTGTATTAAATATGGCTGATGCAATATCTTTTTCTTTAAAATCCAAATCTCTTAATTTAATTCCTTTATATTTTTTTAGTTTAGGCAAACGAATATAAGCAAAAGTAGAAATTAAATCAGGAGTAAAATCAGACAGCAAATAATTGCCTAAAGGCTTATTAGATAATTTGTACTTCTTTTGTTCTTCTTCATTAGGTTGGGTATTTCTAACTTTTTCAAAGATTGATTTTCTTTTAGAGTTAGGACAATGCTTGGAATTATTATACATTTTATCTAAACATTCTGAAAAAGTTAAATGATTTAATTCTTCTAATGATAGTAAGATTTGTTTAGTTCTTGCATCACAAACTTTATCAGCCTCAGATTTTTTTATTTTACCTGTGCTTTCAGCATTAATCGTAACAACTTTTCGGCCATCTCTAACTGTGCCACTTATGTAGTAGTAGGGCGATTTCCCATCTTTTCTTTTGAATGTTTTGAGCATAATTCAACGATCTCCTTAATGTCATTTTCAGTAAAAAACTGCTTTTTACCAATGAATCGGAACAAACTTGAATTACTAGGATATTTAATTTGTAATTCATTTATTGTTTTCTGTAAAGTTTTTTCATGTACGCCAAA